AAGATAAAAATAATTCATTAATAGCTTTGAACAGAATGCTTCAATTAGGAACTTGAGATAAGAAAATTACGAGAAAATCTCTGTTGCTAGTATAATAAAGCATGAGTTTATCCATACAGGCACAAATAGAGGCTTCAGTATTAAAAGCCCTTCAAACAGGAGTTGGACGCGCTGCGTTTGCTGATTCACAGCAGCTAGTACCTGTAGTTACAGGAAAGCTAAAACAAAGCGGTAGATACTCAAATACTCCTGATGGATTTATGATTGAATATACCGCTCCTTACGCCCAAAATGTTCATGACGGTGTAAAATTCCAAACTTCCACAGAGGTATATACTTCAATCGTAAAAGAACATGAACGCAAAACGATAAATGGTAGTACTCGTGTTAGGGCGCATCATAAGAATTATATTGGGATGAAGCCTGTAATGACGCAGGGGGGATGGAAAGTTATGCCTATAAATAGGGCTAGACGCCCCAACCCGTTCCTGCAGAATGCAATAGAGAATAGAGTTCAGAGTGTGTTTGGTCCGGGTGGAGGCTTAGAGCAATATCTGCCTAGGATGATTAGAGTCGCTAGTATAGAATAGGAGAAAAGGAATGCAACAGCAAAGAATAGACCCAAATCTAAAAATTGTAATGTCGAACGCCTCCCGCATGGTAGGGCGTGTACTAGACGTTATAGATGCCTCATACGGCGACGATGTACAGCGTCAGAAAATTAAGAAATTGATTCAGCCCGCATTGTACGACTTCCGAAACGAGTGCATGGTAATGATTGAAAAGATGAATACTAATGGTCAAACATTAGTACAGGTTGATGAAAATCAAGAAATTGTTGGAACCGTTACTATGCAAAGTCCACAAGACTATATAGATAATCAACCTTTATCTGAAGGAGAGGCACTTAGAGCAAGTATGAGGGCTAAGGATGCGCAACGAGCCGACACGGGCGCGGACCCTGTACCCTCTCAACCTACAGAATCGGCAATGCCAACCACACAAGGAACAGTATCTGGTCCAGTAACAATGGAACAGATTGAGGCATTTGCACGACAAGGTAACCAAACTAACCTTTAATTTAGCTATAAATAGCGATTCCTGCTAGGATATTTTCATAACTCTAGTATAATAATACGAGCAGTTTAGAACAACTGTTCGTATTTTGTTATAAATACGAGTCGAACTACCCTCAGGAGGGCTATATAGCATGGACAACTCACTAGACAACGATGCAATTATGGAAATTGCAAAGCAAATGGAAGGCAACAGCCTTGCATTGGGCGCGGCAGTCGAAGTAATGACTGAATGGCGCGATATTCAAAAGGCCGAGCAGGAAGCTGCTAACGCAGACTTTCAGAAGGCTCAGGATGATGAAATGCAAGCAGCTTTGGTAAAGGACATTGCAAGTCAGGTTCTTTCCGAACTGCAGAAGACCCTAGGTAAGGTAGACCAAGGTATGCCCGGTCTTGATGGGTCAGACCCAACCGCATCCGCCTCCTACGATGGGGACAAAAACGGAGCCGGTAGAGGTGGCGCAACTAACGTTGACGACAGCGAAACTCCAGTTAATGTTGACAAAGACATTAAGACCCAACAGGCTACTATTCAGGCAGCTTTCCCAGCCAAATCCGACGACGACAAAGACGATGATGATGATGACGAAGAAATTAAGAAGCAGGCTAACGGCAATGGCAATGGTAACGGAAACGGCAATGGTAACGGCGACAACAAGTCTGACAAGTATCCCAAAGAGGAAGACGAACCTGAGGACGACATGAAGAAGATGGCTATCGCATTAGAAGGTCTTCAGAAGCAAGTTGCTGATCAGGAAAGTCTTATCGAAAAGGCTGTAACCGAGCGAACTGCCGCAAGCCTTCGAAAGATGGGCATTGTGGAAGCAAACAACCTAAAGCAGCCTGAACTAATTACTAATAACGCCCTAATGTCTAGCGACTCTAGTGGTGGTTATGGTAGCATGCTAACGAAATCCAATAGTGATTTCTTGGGCGATGCAGTAGAGGAACCAGAGTACGCAGTTGCGGATCAGCTAGCTAAGCTTAGCTATCACACAATGCGTGGCATGGAGGAAAACCTAGCAGCCGGTATTACGGATGGCCTACCCGTCGAAGTAATTGAAGGCTGGAAGCCACGTCGAACTGAGTAAGCTGTAATTATACAGTTCAGGCGACATCAGCAAACATACCAATAAGGAGACTTACACACAATGGCTAATAACCCATCACTAATGGAGTTCATGGCTCAATCTCAGCGAGGATTGAACCAATCCGTATATGGACCCCAGTTCTTGCAGAAGCAGTCCTACTTCACGGTAGATACTTCCACGAACATTTTCAACACCACATACGGGCGAAAAGTTTGGCATGCGCTTAACAACCAGACCCGTTTCTTTAACGCTCTACCAAGAGTCGTTTGGGGACAGACTGCTGGTTGGAGGATTCGAGCGGACCGTGGCGATCAGCGATCACGCCCGGTTACTGAGACTGGCGCTCTCCCGACGGTTGACATCTCAGACATTCAGGTGGTTAGTTCACTGCCTCGAACTGTTGCTACCACGTTTGGTGCAACGGTAAAGTCTGCGTTTGTTGCTCAGCTTGAGGGTGGTGTCGGTGATGTTCTCGCACTTGAGAACGAGAACGCTCAGCTAGACCACATCAAGGAAATCCAGACGCAGCTTCTTAGCTCCTCAGCTATGATAGCTACATCAGGTTCAACCACTACCACTGTACAGGGTACGACTCCTGCTTATGCAGGTAACTTCCACGTTGGAGACTTGGTGGCCCACAACGACGCAACCGACAGCGCAGCGAATGACACTGCTGGTCTGCTCGTTTCCGCAGTTGCTTCCTCATCCGGTACTGTAACTCACGCCACCGCTACGGCAGCAGTTGCTGACGGTGACGTAATGTACGCAGTCGGTCGTGGTGGATTCACTTCCATCGACGACATTGTTTCCATCGACGGAACTGCATTCGCAGCATCGGGTGGAATCGGTATTGAGACCAACGTTTACTCTGGAATTACTTACTCTGACCGTACTTCTGGAAACTGGAACGCTGCTGGTTCAGTTCAGCATAACTCCGGTGTAGGCCGTGATCTTTCACTCAACCTGATTGACACGGCTATTCAGAACATTCGTCAGAATGGTGGCGACCCGAAGCTTATCGTACTCAACCATGACCAGTACTTCCGAATGGAACGATTGCTCGCTTCTCAGCAGCGATACAATGGTCAGGAAGACTATCAGGTAGGCGTAGGTAACGAGCGAACATTCCCCGGTACTCGTACCGGTTTGGTTCTCTCAACCTATCAGGGTATTCCGATCCTTCCTGATGCTGACGTACCCGGTACGCAGACTGCTGCGGACGCTGAACTTGGTTCAAACATCTACGTTCTAGACACGGACTTCCTTGAGATTGCGGTAGCTCAGCCTACTCAGTACATGGAGAACCGTGACTACTTCGCAGCGAACGCTCTAGTCGTAAGGGGACTCCTTTACACGCTAGGTGAGTTGCGATGCAAGAACTTCATCACGCAAGCAAAGATTGTTGACCTTAACGCCTAATCCGCGATAAGGAAATTATCAGGATACGCTAAAGGGGCGGGTAGCGATGCCCGTCCCCCTTTTAATTACATAAATATAGGAGAATACTCATGGCCCTAACGATCACAGTAAATAAAGAAGGCGTCATTGGAGACCTACGCTACAAGGTGCTTACCCTAGCATTTGACTCTTCATACCCAACCGGGGGCGAGAGCTTTACGGCGAGTGATGTTGGAATGGACTTCTTCCACCTAGTAGACCTAGGAATGGATGACGGTTATCACTTCAAGTACGACAAGACGAATGAAAAGGTACTTGCGTACTATGACGACCTTTCAGAGTCAACGGATGCTGCGCAGATTCAGGTTGCTAACGCAGTCGATCTATCAGCAACAATTGACGTGCAAACCTTCGTAATCGGAATATAGGTAGGTTCATGGCGACGGGAATGAACGCCGCCTATGACCACACCCTATAGGGAGGAAATAATCTGTGGTAACAGCGTCCAACCTAAAATACTTCCAATTTATAGCAGAAGATTCAGAGATTAACTTATTAGAGAAGTCTAATCCTGTTGGTGCTGTAACTAAAGAAGACATTTCTGACGCATTGGCTGAATACGATCAGCAATTTCGGGTAGGCCAAATTTCTAAAGCTGAACTTTTGACTCTTCATCGTGCCTATCCAAGCAACCAAGAGTACGCTCAGGCGGCTCTCCAAAAAGGAATAATTGGGGATGAGGACTCTCCCGCTGTAGTGGTCGGTGGCCCCGCCTCTGTGGAAATGGTTGACAGAGAAGGTCACTTGATTACAATGGAAGCTATGCAAAAAGCTTTCGATAAGTTCATGTCCAATAATCGTACAAGGAATGTAATGGTATTGCATTCTGACGTTCAAGTAGGATGGGCATTACCTGCATATATTAATTCATCTGGTCAGATTTTTAAGTCTGGTGTAAGCGATGATCGACTGTTCTTACTATCAGAGATTCGTGACGACACTAAAATTTCTCAAAGAGTAGTAAAACAGATCGAAGACGGTAAGCTACATAGTTATTCTATTGCGGGATCAGCTATCCAAACGCAAACTATCCAAAAGGGTATGATGCAGTACATGCAAGTAGATGAGCTAGAGTTGGCTGAAATTACCGTATGTGAGCAGGGCGTTAACCAAGGCGCAAACTTTGATATTCTAAAGGGGCATGCTTACACTGGAACATGCATTGACGGAAGCTGTTTAATTCCTCTAGAGAAGGATAACACGCCATTCAAAATGGAAGAGTTGGAACTGATATTTAAGGAAGATGGTAGCATTGATTTCTTCGATACTCTCATTCAAAAACTAGATATTGAGGACGTAGAGATTCCTAGAGGCAAGAACGTAAACAGCGAGGATGATGAACACGACGGAGACTTCATAGAGAAGATACTTGGTATGGGGAAAAAGAACAAAATTGATTACGATGCTCTAGAAGAACACAGCAAGAATATGAAAGCTGATGTTGATGCTGCACACTCAAAGACTAGCAGCATAGCGGATAAACTACGGAACTCAAGCAGTACTGCACATCCCTCAACTATTAGGTCACAGACTTTTAACGACATTAAAAACAAAATAAATGCAGCTAGGGCAGAAAAAGGTGTTTCGGAACCAGCACAAACCACTACGCCTAAAGTATCAGAACCATCTACATCAGTTGCTGAAGACTTCGTAGAGAAAATACGAAAACTTTATAAGCAAGAAGAAGGGGAACAACTGCCTTTACCGGGGAAGATTTCGCGACAAAGTTACAAAGAGCATGTAAGGGATGCCTATAAGAAATTCACTGGTGCTGGAATGCGAGGCAAAACAGCGGATGCGCCCGATCTCAGGACCCATACAGGCGGGAATAGATTTCGCTCTCACTTCGGAAGTACGGATAAAGGTTGGAAAGCACATCAAAGAGAGGCGGGAGAGGAATACGATAAAGATGTGACTATGCACTCACATGATTTTACAAAAGCTGAGGACGAAGACATGACCCCCGAAGAGTATCATGGAAGCGAACTGAAACCTCAACTACCCAAAGGTACTGAGGGAGGACGAATCGAAGCACATAAGCGGCCTAAGATGAATGCAAATAAGCTGTTGGCTCGTATTCGTAATAATCCCGAAGCATACCCAGATATGGCAACGGATAAGAAAGCCAAAATATGGCGAGCGCCCGAGCAGATGGGATATGGCGGGAACGGTACATCAAAGATTGCAAAAGCTGCACAGTCCGACTCGCCGGTCCCTTTTTCGTGGAGCCAAAATTACAAAGATCATGTGCGGGATAAGTACAAGGACTTTACTGCACCGGGTACTTCGGATGGGCCTCCTAGTATGGTAGACGCCCTAAGGCAAAACCTAGGGCATCAACAACCCCTGACGCCCGATCAAACCCCAAAGGACAAAGCGAAATTAGAAAGCAGTAAAGGTTGGAAAGCGAGCGCACAAGCGGCGCAAAATGCACATGCTAAAGATATTGAGGAGGCGACAAATAAGCAACCTAAGCCAGAAACGGATATTGAAAAAGCGGAGGAAGCCTCTGACGAAAAGTTTAAGGAACTGAAACCCAAAATGCCCAAAGGTACTGAGGGAGGCGGTAAGATTAGACCTTCGGCTGGACGGACGCTCAAGCAAACGGTGGAAAATATGCGTCACGCTTTTCAAACAGATTTGGCACGCAAGCCCCATAAGGACGCATACGGCTGGACGGACGCTCAAGCGGGCGCGCAAAGGGGCTTGGAACTCTACGCAAGAGGAGGACATGCTAAAGAAAAATGGGATACCCGTAATACTAACGGTTCCACGAGAACTGGTAATGCACGACCGAGAAGTGGCCCACCAAGCAGCAGCGGAGGCTCACCCAAACCAGAAACAGATATGGAAAAATCTAACGACGGAGACTTCATACAAAGTATAAAATCTGCCTTGTATAAAGAAGGCGGCGGTGGCTGCGCTGGTGGAAATGGTGGAGGCGGAAACGGCGGCGGGAATGGAAATGATGGAGGTTTCTCAGGGACACCGGCTACCGTAGAGTCCTCAAAATTTAGTGCTACATACGGTGGGGATGGTAAGAAAAAGAAGTTTGTTAAAATGTCTAATGATACTGATCCGCAACTTTTTAAGGAAGACCCTGTAGCAGATGTTTTATCTGCTGTACTAGCTTCTTTGGGTGGACCTTTGGCGGGTCATTCATTCGTCGGCCTACAAAATGAAGGTGGTCGTAGGGAATTGCACTCTCGCTTCACACGAGAACTAGGATTCCCTGAGGAAGTACACGAAGATACTATGCGTTACAGTCCTGTGTCAGAGGAAAATCCTTCTGCACCTTGGAAAAGAATGGCTCCTTGGAAAGTAAACGAAGCAGGAAGCGAAATGCATATGCCTATAGATACTCCTTCACATGGAAACCCGGCACCATTAGCTCATAACCAAGTTGGAATGACTAAATCTGCCATTGATTCCTTTATAGAATGGGGAACCGATGACAATTAAATCTATATACGGTCCTGATTTTGTAGCAGAATGCGGCCCATTTAGATTGTATCAACCCGATGTAAATGCTCATCCAGACTGTTTTATAGTAAAACACTCACGACATAACACAATGGGCGTCCGACAATGGCCTCTTCAGGTGTATAATATGTTAGACGGGGCTAATTTAACTAAGGGTCGTGACGATATTAATAACCCGTTGTCAACGTATTCATTCTTATTTAAGGGTGGTACCGTCCGAGTAGACACCAATATGGGTGTCGTAGAGATACAAAAGACACACCCAAGGCTTAATGAAGTATTAAATGACTTCGGAACCCTTGGCGCAATCGGGAACCAGATTAGCTTACGCTAAGGAGAGATTTAATTCATGGGATCATTAGACGACAGATTTAGGATTGGGCATGGTGGGGCATACGAGTTTGACAAAGATACAAACATATCTATTGATCAAAGCTTACGCGCCGCTGTCCGATTTCGACCAATCGACGTTACACTAGACACTACAGATACAGTAGAAGATGCTATTAATTTAGAGAGTCTTCCGGTATACACTGTTAACACGGTAAAAAATCCATCGTTTGAACATGCTACCCCATCAACGGGATGGACAGCAGATTCATCAACGTTGGCTACAGGTAGCAACCAACGTACAGGTACCAATTCTCTATCTATTACAGGGGACAACGGTGCAGTAGGTGAAGGTGCTTACTATGTCTTGAACAACGATGTCGGTTCAACAGGAAATAAACCTACAGTAGTAATCGCATCATTCTATGCAAAGAGAGCTTCTAGCTCTGGCGATACCATACGAGTTGAAATTACGAACTCCTCAGGTACCTCTTTAGCTAACGGTAATACTATTACACTAACAACTTCTTATCAGCGAACAGTTGCTTTCTACATAATTCCTCTTGGAACTACCTTTGACGACGGACGAATCTATGCACGAACCACAACGCAGCATGGTACCGCCGTAGAAATTGATGACGTACAGGTAGAATACAGAGTAGGTACGTCTGGTGTTACTCCATTTGTATGGGGTGATGGTGGTGTTGATTGTCATTGGGTAGACCCTGCTAATCCCACCACTACAGAATCTTATCGAGAAACTCCTTTACAAATTATAAGAGGATTTAGCTTGGAAGTAACTGGTGGAGACTTATTGGTAGCACTCGATAATGAAGCACAGGCTTCCTTTACCGCTGTGGAAACGGGCGCTACTTCGACTAGCGTACTAATAAAGTCGGGTAGTACATGGTCAACTGATCAACCAATCAATTTAACTAGAAATATTAGTATAGTCAACCGAGTTTCAGGCGAAACGCCAAGGATTCAAGGTTGGGTTTGGGGCTTAGTCTAAATGCCAATTACACGAGAAAATACATCAACTAACGTAGCACGTAAAACTCTTACGTTCACAGGTGCAACTAGCTTAGGTGAAGCTGGTGCGGTGCCTTTGTTCACAGTAACAGGTGAGGTAATCATCAATAAGATTATACCTTACTGTACAACCAACCTAGCAGGAGGGTCAGCTACGTTGTCGCTAGGAGTTACTGGCGGGATCGCTGATTTTATTGCAGCTACTACAGCTACAGATATTGACGCTAATGAATTTTGGGTGGATAATGCACCGGATGCTAACGGTGTAGCTATACCTGCTGCCTTAATGGATATTATTATTACTGATAACATCATTGGAACAGTAGCTACCGCTAACATCACAGGTGGGGTAATGGAATTTACAGTTTACTGGACGCCTATTTCGGTTGATGGTAACGTCGCCTAATTTGACAGTACAGAAAATCTGTGCTAGAATTTTAGACCGGGGGAAATAATATGAATCTAATTAAGAAATTACCGGGGAGACTAATCAATGTCGCATTCACTTTAGTACTCGCATTAATTGGTGGGTTGGCTGCTATTATATATAGCACAGTTTACTCTACTATCATGTCGGCTAAAGACGGAAGAATTGATGCAACAGAACAAAGGGAAACGGAGCATAAAGCGTTTGTTTTATATTGGAATCTACTTAGGAAAATACCCTTTCTGTATATAGATAGGCAGTAAGTTCAAACCCCTTGGAAGCATCTTAGGGGTTTTCTGCTGTAAGGAGTATTGACAATGAAACTGACAGAAGATACAATTAAAAATCTAAGCGAAGAGGGAGTCCCATTAGAGGATATTGAAAATACTATATTAATACATATACCCTTTCAAGCTGGATCAGCCTTTACCTTACCTCTATTTGGAAGGAATTTTATATTCCCCAAACGTTATATAAGAGATGACCAATGGTTGCACGAGTTTTGTCATGTCGCTCAGATAAACCGAATGGGCGGAAGAAAATATTGGAAACGTGTAGTATTAGGAAGGTTTCACCCCAGTAGCGGAGGCCTACTAGGAAAGAACTTGGAAGAAGAAAAAGAGTGTTATGGTATACAAACAGCATACCGAACACGTAATAGGAAAGGAAAGAAGCGATGAGTGCAATAGAAAACTCACTTAGAGATGAAGTAAAACGACTAAGAGGGTTTGTAAAGAAATATGCGGGGCATTCTAAACCTTGCCCATTCTTTATGGGGTATGAGTGTGAGTGCGGCTTTGCTGATGTAGCGGTTGAATTTGGCATCGACTTGAAACGAGATTAGAGTTCAGCATCGTGAGCGTAAAATTTCTAGACTTGAAGTATAATAAAAGACAGTCAGAAATCGCTTTGGAACCAACTCCAGTTGTAGGGGAGAGTAAGCAAATGAACAAGCCCATAGTTACCTTTTTAGGAAGGCGGGGGTTCATGGTTGAAACTAATATCAATAGGCTAGTAGGTTCTGGATTACGTGCGGCAGAAGTGGCACACCCCGGATGTATAGATCAATCTCTCATACCAAATATTATAGAGACAGTAAGCTATAAAATTATAGAATCATATAATACTAATTCTAAAGATAATTTTATGAACGAGGAAAAACTAGAGCGTATTCTAGTAAAGGCTTTGCGTAAGTCTGATGGTATTGTAATACCTGTACTTGGTGGAAGCATTGCTAAACGAATTAGAATTGCCTTAGTACAATCATACGAATCCCAAGTTAGATATTAAAACGGCGCAGGTAGTGTTGCTACGAAAACCCCTGCGGGCATAATCAGCATTATCCTTTTCTAGAAAGGTTGCCCCAAATCCAACTAGCACATATTGAGATTAACTATGGGAAGGAGAAGGAATGAACTACGACGGGAACGAAGATGAAGACTTCAAATATAATGACGATCCTGAGATAAAACGGTATCAGGAAATGGCTGAGGCTCTCACGGGAAAGACCATTCCTGAACTAGAGAAGCAAGCTAAAGAAGATTACGAGGGTACGCAAGTACTTGCACTTGAATACGTTAAATGGTATAATGAGAATAAGGCTGAGGTTAATCGAACCGCTAGGAGTAAGGTGCTTGAAGCTTTCGTTAGAGAGCAAACTAGAGTCATAATGATGCACCCTCATAATCCTCAACAGCTTATGTCAGCGATATTATCTATATGGATAATGGGAATGTGGTCGGAACGAACGGGGAAGCTAGTTGATGTATCAAATGTAGCAATAGAAAAATTGCTAAGCGATGTAGATTTTGGAGAGTCAGAGGCATAATTATTGCCGGGAATACAGTATAATAGGCTAGCAAAGAGTCTCTAGGTTCGTTACTTATGGACGCCTAGTCTACTCCTTGCGTGACAAAATTGACGTAAGAGGTACTAATGAAACTACGACTTTGGAAGAAATCGGCAAACTCAGGGGAAAAGAAGAAGAACATTGTTCCCTCCCCCAAGAAATTTAGTAACGTAGTACTTTTCCCGTTTCGCAAAGCTGCGGCAGGGGGAAAGAAGCTAGTTCATGGAATTATTGCAACCCCTAAGGCGATTCTTCGCTCACCGATAAGTGCATTCCGCAAGGCTATGGCTGTCCGTGATTGGGTG